TAAAGCCATAAGTATTACAAAGGCTACAGTACCAATCCAAATCAATAAGGTTATTACCCATATTGGCAATTTGAAATATTTTTCTAAGTCTTTTAAGTCTTTCATAATTCCATGTTTTGTACTGATAATACTTCTATTACCTCAGGACTTCTTAACCATTTTGCATTTTCATGCTCAATGACAACATCCAGTTCATTAGTAATTGCAAATTCCAATGATTTATCCATAAATCTTTTTACTAAATCTTGAGACACTCCAAATACTTGACACATAGATTTGAATCTATCTTTGTCATCTATTATTGTATTAAAATCATTATCATCTGATGCAGTAAACTCTAACATAGTGCTAGTGTTTTTTACACCTTCTAATTTAAAGTGGCACATTAATGTTATAGAAACAGGTTCATTAATATTAAGTGCATTTGTTTGTATGCTAAATTTTGTGTTTTTCATAATTGTGTTTTTCATATTAAGTCTGCAATATAATACATTATTATAATACAAGTCAAGTTTTTTAATAACTTTTTTTTAAATTTTTTTAAATCTAGTATTATATAGGTATGGAACTAACACTCAAAATACCTGAAAACCTAACAGAAATCACATTAGGGCAATATCAGAAGTATTTAAAAATGGAAAAGGAGAATGAGGATGAAACCTTTATTGCTCAGAAAATGATAGAGATATTTTGTAACACTAGGTTAGACTATGTTATGAAAATGAGATGGAAAGATGTAAATGAAATAGTAACTGAACTTGGGATTATGTTTGAACAAGATCAGAAACTACAAAAGCAGTTTACATTAAATGGAATACAATATGGGTTTATACCTAATCTAGATGAAATATCATTTGGAGAGTTTGTAGATCTAGACACATATCTAGCAGACTGGGATCAGATGCATCATGCTATGCAAGTCCTATACAGACCTATTGATATAAATGTAAGAGGCAGATACAATATAAAAGAGTATACTGCTATAACAGATGACACTATGAAAGAGATGCCACTTGCCTATGCACTAGGTGCAGTTTTTTTTTTATTGAATTTAGGCAAAGAGTTATCTCAAACTATGATGGATTATTTACAGAGGGGAGTTCTGAAGGAGCATACACCTCTGAAGGAGGGTTTAATAGAAAATGGGGTTGGTATACATCATTTTACCAAGCAGCTCAAGGGGATGTTAGAAGATTTGAAAATATCTCCAAACTGGGGGCACATAAAGTCTTGATGTATTTAGAATTTGTAAATGAAAAACAAACATTAGAGAATCAGAGAATAAAAAGAAAGTATGGCAACAAATAAATCACAAAGAGGTTTTTATCTAATAACACAAGTAATCAAAGATGAGCTATTAAGCAATCCTAATATTAAAACATTATCATTTGGAGATATAACAGATATTGATTTACAAAAGCAGACTATGTTTCCACTTGCACATATGATAGTTGATAGTGTTACACATGCAGAAAAAACCATGCAGTTTAGCTTTACTATTCTAACAATGGAGCAAATAGATAGTACTAAAGAATATACACAAGATCTATTTTTTGGTAATATAAACACTCATGATATTCTAAACACTCAATTAGCTGTTTCTAATAAATTAGTAACTAAACTAAGAAAAGGACAGTTATTTACAGATGGGTATCAGCTTGTAGGTGATGCTACATGTGAGCCATTTTTTGACAGGTTTGAAAATGTACTAGCAGGATGGGCAACATCTTTTACAGTAGAAATGTTTAATGATATAGATTATTGCTAATGACTTTCAAAGAAACACAAAAGGTATTGGAGGACTTTGTAGATGATGTTGTAAGAGCAGCAAAATCTAATCTTAGAAAAAAGAAAGCATCAGGTAAGCTGCAAAGATCAGTTAAAGGACAAGCTAAAGTAAATCCAAACTCTTTTGAAATGACATTTGAAATGGAACCATATGGAGCTTATGTAGATGCAGGTGTAGATGGAAAGAAAACAAAGTATGGTAAAAGAAAAGCAGGATTACCTACATATAGTTTTAAATCTAAAATGCCTCCTCCAAAAGCATTAGACAAATGGGTAGTTAAAAAAGGATTAGCACCTAGAAATAAAGGTAAGTTTGCAGGTAGATCTGTATCATCAGTAGGATTTAGACAATCAATCACATTTCTAATTGCTAGAAAAATATACTTTAGAGGACTTGAGCCTACTTACTTCTTTACAGATGCATTTGAGGCAGCTTACAAAAAACTACCAAAACAGTTTATAGACAAATATGAATTAGACATAGATAACTTTTTAAAATTTACATTAGAATAATGGCAAACTATTTAGCAAGACTTAGATCTCCCTTCTTTATTGATCACACTACAAGTGTTCCATCAGGATCAGCAGATCTTACAATTACAATTAACTCTGTAGATCAATATGTAATATCAAAAGATACAGTAAGTAATAGAGCAACATTTGAAGTATCAGAACTAATAAGAGACTTCTTAAATCCTACATGGGATGGTTTGTTTCCATATTCTAGTGCTACTACTTCTAGTTTAACTGTAACAGCATCAATAAAAGTAGAGTTTTACACAAACAATAAAAAAACAAGAGCAGCTAATACAGCAGCAGGTACTCCTGATACACCAATAGGTGCAGAAACACAAAATCATACTATTTATGGATTTGATGCATACTCAGAATTTAAAGAAGGAGCAAATAAACAATTAGTATCAAGTCAATTATTACAAAGTGCAACTACTATGTATTTACCTGAAACTGGAGATGCATACATACCATATGAATCATCTAATGGTGTAGCATATACAACAGTAGCAGATACAGTATTAAATAATCAGACTGTAACAGTAGGTGGAATTGTAATTACTATCAAAAGAATATGTGAGCCAATATTTAACATAATCAAAGTTGTCTTTATGAATAAGTTTGGAGCTTTACAAGAGTTTCATTTTAATAAAAAGAACATAGTAAATTTTAGTACAACACAAGAAAACTATGAATCAATGCTCCTTCAAGCAAACACTTATGACACTAATAGGCATCAAAAGTATGTTTACAACAAACAAGGATCAGAAACAATATTACTAAATACAGGATATATAGACTTAGCTCAATATGAAACAATGAAACAGTTAATGTTATCAGAACAAGTATGGGCAGTAATAAGTGGAAGTACATATCCAATGAATGTCAGAACCAATACACTTACTAAAAAGACTAGAATAAATGATAGACTTGTAAACTACTCTATTGAAATGGAGTTTGCATATGATGTGATTAATAGTGTTAGATAATGAGTAAATTTCAACTATATATTGGAGGTCAAAAAGTAGATCAATACCAAGATGAATCTGTAAACTTAACAGAAACAATACAAGACATTAGAGACATTTCTAAGGTTTTTACAGATTATTCAAAACCATTTACATTACCTGCTAGTGATGTAAACAACAAAATATTCAAACATTACTACAGATTCAATTTAGGACATGGTTATGCATTTGATGCTAGAAAGAAAGTAGATGCTAAATTAGAGCTTAATACAATTCCATATAGAGATGGTAAAATAATACTAGAAGGTGTAGATCTAGAAAATGGTAGACCTAAATCTTATAGGATTACATTTTTTGGAAATACAGTAAACTTAAAAGATGTACTAGGAGAAGATGAGATTAACTCACTAACATGGCTTTCTAATTTTAATACTATTTATAGTGAAGCAGAAGTAGAAAATACATTAATAAGTTCAACAGGTAAAACATTTACAGTAAATACTGTTCAATATGAAGCTGCACTTATTGTGCCTTTAATATCTAATTCAGCTAGATTATATTATGATTCTACAATAGAAGTACCATATGAAAATGCAGATGGTTCTGAGAACTATGAATTAGGAGGTAACTTATATCCTACAAATCAAGGATCAGAAGGTACAAATGATGTGCATGGTGTTTACTTTGAAGATTTAACTTATGCTGTAAGATTACATTTAATTGTAAAAGCAATAGAAGAACAATATGAGGACATAGTTTTTAGTGATGACTTTTTAGATTTAACTAATGGTCCTGATGCTTATAAAAACCTGTACATGTTATGTCAGAGAACAGCAGGTAGAGCTTTTGAAGATATGGGAGTAGGAGAAAAACTAATAACAGGATTTCCTACAACAGTAAACAATTATATAGCAGTAAGTAATGAAGCAGTAAGAATTTACAATCTAAATCCTAATCAACTAGTAACAGGAGCTTGGACTATAAATACACAACAGCCATATCCTGATTTTACAGCAGTTATTAAAGAAGGTAGTGAAGAAGTTGTAAGAAAAGACTTTGCAGCAGGAAGTAATACTACTGCAACTATAAATCAAATCCTAACTAACTCATCAGAAGGATATACTCTGACAATAGAAACACAAACATCATTTACAATAGCTAGTGTATCATTTCAAGGAGTAACACCAACAGGAAATCAGCTTACTTCTCAAATTACAACACAAATAGCTGTAACAAATGAAAAGGAATTTGTAGTACAAAATCATTTACCTAATTTAAAGATT